ATCGAGTCCCGGCTACCCTTATGTGTTCGATAAAAAGAAGGGCAGAGGAAAAACCGGATATTTTGGAGATTTTGAATTTGATCCTACATTACCAGGTTATGGAGAAGTTATGGAAGACATCTTAGAGTTAGAGAGAAAATATCGAGATAATGTACGACCTTTTATTGTATGGATTGACACTATGAAAGATGCGAGAATACCCATTGTGAAAGCAGATATGGGGAAAACTCGTATATTTTCAGCAGGTCCTATGCACTATTGTATACTTTATCGTAAATATTTTCTTCCTTTCTTCGCCCATTGCATGAACAACCGCATTGATAATATGATGGCTCCCGGTATCAACCCCGTGAGTCCTGAATGGCACAAACTCGCTACGAAACTTAAACAAAAAGGTAAAGACGTTATTGCTGGAGATTATTCTAACTATGACGGAAAGGCATGTACTGAAGGTTATAAGGCGTGTTATGAGGCTGCCAATGAGTGGTATATGATACACTGGAATGAGATTGTTTCCCAAGGGAAAAATGTCATACAAGGTGTAGAATTAGATCGCGAACAGTTTGCTCAGTTTCTACGCAATATAGCTTTTGAGTGCACAACTCACGTGCACTTATGTGAGAAAGAATTCGAACAAAATGGACAAATGGAAAAATATCGCGTTTACTATCAAGTGATGAATGGCATGCCCTCCGGTAATCCAGGTACCGCTATTACAAATAGCGTATGTGGAATCTGGATGGTTATGTATTGTTACTTTATAGTATTCGCTGAAGACTCCGAATTATGTACAATTGAAATGTTCTTTTACTTAGTATATTTGATCACATATGGAGACGACGTCTGTATCAACATCCACCACTCTATTATTGACCGATTTAACCAAGAAGTCTTAACTATAGTGATGAAGCAATGTTTTGGAATTGATTTTACTGATGAACAGAAGACTGGTGCGATTGTAAAATCTCGCACTTTGCCTGAAGTATCCTTCTTAAAACGACGTTTTGAGTATAATCAGTACCTACAGATGTATGTCGCCCCTATGCCTGAAGATGTATTACTAGATATTTCTAATTGGGTGAGATCTGGGAAAGAAGATCCAGCGGTTATTACCGTTAACAACTTAAAAAGTATTATGAGTGAAATCTCATTTATCTCAAAAGAAAAGTTTAACTACTGGAAACCTTTGATCCAAGAGCAAGCCCGATTATTGACAAAGAACACTTCGATTACTCCTATTTTCGACACTTACACTGGTTACCTCGATTTATATCGCCAAGGCAAGCTTATAGCTGTTGAGGCGTTTTAAATCGGGACACCCGACGGAGTTACTCGTCGTTAAATAAAGATGCATTCGTTGTCTTTTAGGTATTCAGACATTAAAGAGATATCCTGTGTTTCGAGCCCGCACACTAAAGAGGTCTTATGACTCTGGCTCACAGCTTCGGACCCGCTGTATAATGCGTATTTTCGCCACGGCCCTGACTCCAGAATAGATGGTTGTATGTTGACGAGCATATCTAAAATGAGTCCTAGATTTTTCCTTTGGCATACCAGCAAAGGTTTTTCTAGTCCCCACCAAAAATGTGATCCCTGATTCTTCGATAAGCATAGTCATTTCGGTAAAGAAGAGTTAACGCTATTTTTGGCATGTCCGTATCTATTTAGATTTACTGCTCAGGATCGGACGATAGCAGCCCTATCAATATCCAGCGAAATGAACCGCGCAACTGCATTAGGTGATGCATTGCGTTAAATTATCTCACCTGCGAACTTTCAAGACACACCTATTACAAAAATAACCCAACAAACCGTGCAATTTATGAACGAAGGCGATATGATTGCGAGTCGCACATTTGGTAAGAAATTACCTATGCGCGGTGAGCTACTCATAAACGCTAAAGATGGTAGAGAGCATACTGTTAAGAACTTTTTAGAACGACCTATCAACCTTCGAAATTTTGAGTGGAAAGCTTCAGACGCTCAGTTTAAAGTAATCCAAACTTTTGATTTTCCCGACGATTTTTTAACTCTTCCACTATATCAAGAAAAATTCGATGGCTTCTATGGCTTGCGTGCGGATATTAAATTCCGTTTGCAAGTCAAAGCCCAACCGTTTCAAGCAGGTAGACTCATGATAGTGTGGATTCCATATTTTAACTATAAAGGTGATTATGGTTCACATTACCTTGAGGGTACTAAAGCTACAATGGTTGCAGCATCTGGTTGTCCTCGTGTAGATCTTGATATATCACTAAGTACAGAAGCAGAACTTTGTATACCCTATTGTTCTCCACATTCGCATTTTAACCTTGCAACTGGGGAGGGCTCTTGGGGAAGATTGGCAATATTAGTCTATTCAACTCTAAATGATTTAGTTTCGGCTGGTCATGTAGATTGCACTGCCTGGATTAATCTTGAGAATATCGATTTAGCTTTCCCAACTGGTGCTCCGTTGATTACTAAGCAATTAGTACCTTCGGCATCAGGGACAGTTAGAGCGGACGCTCAAGTTGGTTCAGAAGAACGGAAAATGGAACAACATCGATCCATAGCGCAAGATATTTCCACTCTATCACAATTTCTGAAGAACATACCTAGTGTTCCTATGCTGTCAGAAATCATTCAACCAGTTACCTGGGCGTGTGATGGCACGGCAGCATTTCTTAAATTTTTCGGCTATTCAAAATTACAGTCTACCAATGTGCCTGAGTTTGTAAAGCCTTCTGCGACGCATTTCATGGCCAACTATGATGGCGTTGACATGTCGCACTGCTTGGGGCTTGCCTCAGATAATGCGATAGAGTTGATGCCTGACATGGTTGGAAATGATGTTGATGAAATGGCACTTCACCATTCATTAGCAACTCCTTGTTTCTTTGATTCGTTCAAATGGCAAGGTAGTGATGTGGCGAATAAGGCTTTATACACTCAAGTTATTAATCCCGCATATTTTTATCAAATTGAAACTTCAACAAAAACTGTAATTCCTACTCACCTCGCTTATACTTCTTCCCCCTTTCAGTATTGGCGCGGTTCAATGGATATCACCTTCAAATTTGTAAAAACAAAATTTCATTCTGGTCGAGTCCGAATTTATTTTCAACCATGCACAGTGTCGACTAGTAATGGTAACTTAAGACGCGATTATAACTATTCTCAAGTTGTGGACATCCGTTCTAAAACTGATGTAGTTTTTCGCGTGCCTTATGTTGCAACGCATCCCTGGCTCAATTTCGG